TTTTTCTCATCCTTCTTCTCATTCTAAATAACAAATCATACCACTCATCATATGATATCCCATGTATTCTATTTTGTCGCCCCAACCATATTTTAGGACCTACTAGCATTATAAATACTCAGCTTTTGGTTCACGCCAATTCTCCCACCTGCAAATCGATACGTAATGATTAGGTTCGGTTAATTCACGAGCATCACTAATATTGTGTGACCAATGTAATTCACCACCTTTAAATCCGGCAAAGAAATTGCCAAATTTATCCATTACTAAAAATTCGGGTGCTTTTTCTTGTTTTGGTTTTAACATAACTTATTTATTTTCTTTACTATATTGTTCCAATTTATTGGCCCAATATGCTGTTGAGTATCTATAACCCAACTCTTTTATTACTGTTTGGGCAGTTATAGTATCAATGTTAAACATTTCACGTTTATCATTTATACGACTATTTTTAAGATATTCATGTATTTCTTGTTCTAATAAATATGAATTATAACATTTAAATTCAAATACCACTTGCCATGGTGTTGCTACACCAGTAGCAGCACTTATCTCTTTAGCTCGTTCAACAGGTGTTTTGGTTGTCATACCTATCTTTACCGTATTAGGTACAGACATATTTGCTAAAACATACACATACTCAATTGGTCGTACGGAACCATTATCATCTAATATTGAATTGGCTAAATATACTACATCTTCCCAACCCTCACTTGCTGGATATTTGCTATCACGTGATGGTATACGTGTGAAAGCATCGGCTTTATTCATTTCTCCTTGAGATAACACAATATAAAATTGTGATTCATTTGGTGTAACGTAACGCATTATTGAAATAAACTTTTAACACCATCAACAACTTGTTTTAGGTGTTTGAAATCATCACAATTCATATACCACACCAACATAGCTACTGTTGATATACGTATTATGTTTTGGGGTGTTATGTACTTCTTCATATCTTATGAGTTCTATAATAGTTGGGTATATTCTTTACTTTAATCCATTCTTCGGGAGATAATATCCTATCATATTGCCATGGATATCTAAATTCAATATCTAAATATTTATAATCTTTCCCATTTAACGCACCCAATCCCTTACATCCGTTATTTAGTAATAATCTTATTTGGGCGTCTTTTATATCTCCATTAACTACCAACATGGGTTTTTCTATTTGACATACAGCATCTACCATATAACTTATATACTCATTAATGAGATTATTATCTAGATAATTAAACATTGTTACCTTCTCTTTTATTTAAAGCTATTAAATATAGCACTATGAGTATTACTACTGCTATCATATTATTTATTTTTATAAAAATAATAAGATTTTTTGACAATTCCAAAGAAAATAGTATATTTGTATATACGTATAGAAATATGGGTAGAGGGAGTGATACATATTTTAGTAGAATCAAATATTTATTGTCATGAGCACTTTCAAAATAAAATTAGAAGATAAAGCCGCCTTTCTAAATCGCGCTAAAAAATATGGTGTTGAAGTTGATACTTCAAATATCAAAAACAATAAATTAGAAGGATATTTTACCGCTACTATAGATAATCCTGAAGATATAGCTATTATTAAAAAAATATTAAGACAATCTCCTAAAATAGATATCCTAAGAGAAGTTATTAGAAAAGAAATACGTCGAGTAATATCTGAGATAAGAGTAAATAGACCTTCTCCTCGTCCTCTTGAAATGAAAGATATAAAATGGGATGAGGGTAAAGCATGGGACTGGTATGATGATCAGGATCAGAAACATATTATATATGGTAGAGACAAGTTTGGTAATACTTATAAAGCCAATTTTTATATAGTAACATACGATGATGAGAATGACCCTGAAGCCCGTTACGATATAGAGATTGACGACAGAACAATAGAATTATATAATCCAGAAGAAGATGATGATGATATATATGATTTAAATGAAATAAAAATAAATGAACCTAAAAAACCTTTTGATTTAGATAGAGGTGTTGTTAATCTTGATTTTGACGATGTAGATCACAGAGATGCGCCTGATTATTCGGATGCTTATGTTAGTTATGCCGAATGGGCAGATAATGGTGAGCCATTAACTGAAGAGGAGTTAGATGAATTAAATGAGTATCATGAATGGGTACATGATAGATTGATGGATGATATGTATTAGTAGATAATCTCTATTAAAAAAGTTTGGAAACCCAAGAAAAATTCCGTAACTTATCCTTATAATAAAGAATATATATGATATATGTAGAAAGAAAAAATGAAGAAGAATGAGGAATGAAAAGAAGCGTATATTTATATATAAATACATACACATATGAGATACAAAGACAATGCATTAAATAGGATAACTCAAATAGAGGCATCTCTACAAAGAATACAACTTGAAGTAAATAGAGGAATGAGTCAAGATAAGGTTATGGAATCATTAGAAATGACTAAAGCGCAAGTTGAAAATCTAAAAGACTTGATTAACGTGGAAAGTGATGAATTCGCCCAACAATTCAATAGACCATAATTCTGAAGAGGAACATGATGATAAACCATTAATAAATGTTCCTGATGATAAATTACCAATAAACATTAAGGCATTCTCCCAAACTAAGATGAAGAAACGTGCTTTTAAAGCATTTGATGATACATCTAGTTCGGAGAATGTCAAAAACATTCTTAAAAATCTTTAATATGAGTACCTTTTTAATAATATTAGCTATACATGCCGCTGAACTAATTATAGTTCTTGGGTATCTATTAATTAGAAAAAATAGAAAACTAGAAAAGGCTCTTATTGAGAACCAACAATATATCTCTATCTTATCTAGTACCATATCTGCTTCGAAACAACGTTTAGAAGAAATAGATGTTAAAGGTACATTCTCATCTGATGATGAGATAGGATGGTTCTTCCAACAAATTAAAGGTATCCAAGAATCATTGGATGAATTTATCGTTAAATAGATTTGGATTCCTGTTATCTTGTTCGTATATTGGTATTATTTTAAATCTAAATATCAATGAAATATTACTATGAAGAAGATCTAGATAAATTTCTAGATGATGAATTAGGCAAAGTTAGCTTAACCAAAAAAGGACAAGTACGTAAACGTAAACCAAAAGAACCTCGCGTATATTTTACTCAAGAAACCGAAGATGCTATTATTGAGTATTTAACCACTAAAGATGAGACTGAGAGAAATAAGATATACAATGAACGTATAGCATACGCTTTCTATAAACTCTCAGAAAATATTATCCATACTTTCAAATTCTACTATACAGATATGGATACTATCGAGGAACTAAAACATGAAGTTATTTCATTTCTACTAGAAAAATTACACCTATATAACCAGGATAAAGGTAAAGCATTCTCTTATTTCGGTACTATAGCCAAACGCTATTTAATTGTTTATAATAATAACAATTATAAGAAACTACAAGAAAAAGTAGATATTGAGGAACTTGATGAAGATGAGAATACCAAATATAAATCATTACATGATAAAGGAGAAGATATAGATCCTAATAATTTTATAGATCAATATGTAAAATATATTGATACCCACCTTTACACATTATTCCCTAAATCACAGGATGCTAAAACAGCTGATGCTATTGTTGAATTGTTTCGTAAACGAGAATCATTAGATATATTCAATAAAAAAGCACTTTACATCTATATTCGTGAGATCACGGATACTTCCACACCTCAAATTACTAAAATTACTAAAAAATTGAAAACATTATATGTTAAGTTATATAATGAGTACTACGAGCATGGAATTATAAAAATTTAATTAACCCATATTTATTATTAAACGATATTATGACTAATTTTAATGACGTTAAGTTATTTGGAGACACTAGTCTAGCCGATGTATTCCAACAAATACATAAAAACAACAAAAAAATAGATAAACAGATTGAAAATCTAGTAACTGTATTGAAACCACTCGTAACTTCGGCTGGTGAAGCAGTTATGGTTATGCCTGTAGTAAAGGATTTAATCGATGTAAATGTTAAAAATAATGATCAGTTAGTAAAAATGGCTGGTATAGCACAACGTGCTGTATCGTCTAATGGTTCTTCGCCCGATTCATTGATAGATCCTGAAGAATTACAAGCATTAGTTGAAGAACATAAGGCTACTCAAGAATCTACTACAAAATTACTAGAACAAGGTAACACTATAAAAGGTCAAATTGAAGGATAATGGCTAGTAACGTAATTACCCCTAAAGCCCGACAAAGTAGAAATAATAAATCCCCCAACTTTAACATAAGTGATTATGTAAAACCAGTTGTAGGTAGGGTAATGGGTATTATACTAGACGAAAATACTCCTACTAAAGACCTATACAATAAATACAGCAAAGAATATGGTATAGGCACAATATTTTATACTATATACTCAGCCGATGGTGATAAAGCTGTATCTAATATAGGTAATAAAGAAACAAACATTGATGAGGATAAAATAAACGGAGTATCCGTATCCCCAGCCAGACCCTTTTTCCCTAATAATAAATTATTTCCTTTATTAGGTGAATTAGTTTATTTATTAACCTTCCCCAATCCTAGATCTGTTACTGCTGATGATCAGAATTTTGTATATTATTTAGGTCCTGTAAACATATGGAATAATTCTCAAACTAATCCTTTATTTACAAACCAAACTATAGTTTTAGGTAAAACATTTGAACAAAGAAAAGATATACCTTCTCTTAAAGTTTTTGAAGGAGATCATTTAATCGAAGGGAGATATAACTCTGGTTTAAGATTTAGTAATAGTTCACCAACAAATAAAAATTACTGGAATACTAGTAAAAAATCAAATGATTCCATAATATTATTAACTAATGGTTATAATAAAGGAAATTCACAATTTTATACTGAAGATATAAATACGGATAATTCATCTATTGTTTTGACCTCATCTCAAATTATTCCTTTAAACACAACTGTAAATACTTCAAATCCTATTACTAAAACTATATTACCTAAGAAATATTCTGATGGTTCACAAATTATTTTAAATTCTGATAGGTTAGTATTTAATACTAAAAAGGAAAACATTTTATTATATTCTCATAAAGATACTGAGATATATTCTAATAATAATATTTCTTTTAATGCTAATACTGCTGTATTAATAAAGAGTCCTAAAATAATATTAGGACAAAAAGATAATAATACTCAATATCCTGTTGAGAATGCTGTTTTAGGTGTACAACTTGAAAATGTATTAAATGATATATTAAAAGCATTAACATCATTAGGAAATACATTATCATCTGTTGTTTCTACTCCTCAAGGTACCCCTTTAGTTTCTGTAAATACCGCTGGAACTACATTAAGTAATAATATAAATAATATTATAAAAGATGTAGAAAAAATAAAATCTAATACGGTATATTTAAAATCTAACGATAAATAACTATGGCAACGGATCAATATATAACACAAACACAAGAAGCTGTTGATAAAGCAGCTGATGTCCTTGCTACAATTAACAAAATAAAAAGTGAAATAGATGGTATAGATAATACTATATCTAAACTTGAAGATAAAAATAAAAAAGCCGAAGATGAAATAAGCAGACTACCTGAAGGAAAAACCAAATATAAATCAGAAATAACAAGATTACAAAATATTGATCGCCCATTAATAGATTTATATTATAATAGAGATAAATTGTCTTTAGAATTAAAAAAATTAACAGGAATAATAGACAATAATGAATATATAGTATCTCTTCAATCTCTAGATAATCTACATACTAATAACATATTAGATAATGAGAATAGCCAAACATACTATACTCAGCTACTTAATACTGTAGATCCTGAAACTGAACAGAAAAAAACAGATAAAAAACAAAAAACCAAATCCCAAAAACTAAAAAATAAATCAGCATCTGATCAGAAAAAAGCACAATTAAAAAGACTAAAATCATTAGCAAAAAATGGTGCTTTATTGATGGTACCTATATTAGTAGAATTATTAACACAACAGTTAATAAAAACTATCACACAAATAGATAGTTTAAATAATAAGATAGATATTCTAAATGATGAAATTGATCAAGTTAATATCGCTCCTACACCTCAAAGTATTCAAGTAGTAGTAAATAAAAAGAATGCTCTACTAAATGAAATAGATTCAATAAAACAATCAATAGAACGTATTAAAACTCAAATAGATACTTTAAATACTTTTCTTTTGATATTTAATATAATAGTATCTGTAGCTACTCTAGCACTATCTGTTATACCAACACCTGCACCTCCTGGTGTTATAATAGTACCTACTAAAATAATAAGCAAAGTAACATTAATAATTAATGCTATACAAGCTGTTCTTGCTATAATGTCGAGTGAATTAGATAAAGCTATTAGCGATTTGGAAGAAATAAAATCGCGTATTAAAGATATTGAAGATAGAATAGAAGGTAAAACATCTAACAATATTCTAAAAACAGGTGGAGATGGTGGAACTAATGGAGTTAACAATATAAGTACAGGAAATGGACAATTGAGTAACACATTAGGCAATATAGCTCCTCTAGGAACATTACCTGATAGTAGTGATTATAAAGGATTTAAATTTGCTATACGTGAAGAAGACACACCTGGTGCACCAACGGTAGGTGGTTATAAACGACATTACGCTGCCGCTATTGATACTAATGGCGTAGAAGTATTAAAAACCGATTTATCTTTTACAACAGACACACAAGTACTAATAGATCAACTAAAATACATAATAGATACACAAAATTTAAAAGCTTAAAATATTTATTAATATGAAAGTAAATGCATTTAAACAACTAATAAAAGAAGCAGTAGCCGAAGCTGTTCGTGAAGAGTTACATGCTATTTTCGACAGTAAACCACAACCCATACAAGAAGCTAAAACATTCAATTTTTCTAGCAATGATGTAATGGCTGGTGGGTTACCATCGGATGTGCGTAATTCATTACGAGCTAAAATGGGAATGACCTTTGGTTTTGAACAACCACAACAAACTCAATATAACCATCTAGATATTCAACCTGCTGAAAATAATAAGAATCCTTATTTAAATTTCATAGCAGACGCTGCTAATAACATGAGTGCTCAAGATTTAGCTGGATTAAGGAACCTAGATACATAATATTATGCCTTTAAATCAAACAGTACAAACTAACCCTATTAATCTAAATAAGAATATCGCTATAGGAATAGCGATACCTTTTAGTGCTCCATCAGCATTTACAAGTACTTATGATTTTAAGACACAAATAAAGTATAACCTAATTAATCTTTTACTTACTAATAAAGGTGAAAGAGTATTTAATCCTAACTTCGGTACAGACATAAGAAAACAACTATTTAATCAAATGGTTGAAGAAACATACACTGATCTAACAAATGAAATAGCAGATACTATAAATGCTTATATCCCTGAGGTTGTAGTTGAAAAACTAGAAGTTATACCAACATATGATAAAAACGCATTGACTGTAAATCTTGTATATCGCATTAAAATATCTAACGAAAAAGACACTATAACTATTAACTTTGAATAATGGCTACGAATAATACAAATAATATATCTTATTTAAATAAATCCTTTGATGACTTTAAAGGCACATTACAGGACTATGCCAAAACTTATTTCCCCACATCATACAATGACTATTCAGAAACATCAATAGGTTTGATGTTTATTGAAATGGCATCGTATATTGGTGATAATTTGTCTTTCTATTTAGATACTCAATTTCAAGAAAATCTATTAAATTACGCTAAAGAAAAAAATAATTTAGTAAATATAGCATATAGTCTAGGTTATCGACCTAAAATGTCATATGCATCATCTACATTATTAGACGTATATCAATTAGTACCTAATAAAACTTCGGGTAGTGTTTTAGTACCTGATTATGATTATGCTATAAAAATACCTGCTAATTCATCTGTAAAAAGTATAAATAATGTAAATTTCATAACTACTGATGTAGTAGATTTTGCTGTTGAATTAGATAGAGAAGCAACATACTATAATTCAAGTTATTTCCTACTTAAGAAACAAATAAAAGCCATATCAGCCAACATAAAGACAACTACCTATACTTTTGGTTCACCTGAAAAATTCACCTCAGTTAATATATCAGATGATAATATATTACAAATATTAAATGTTACTGACAGTAGCACTAATACATGGTATGAAGTACCTTATCTTGCTCAAAGTGTTATAGAAAATAAAACAACAAACACTAGTGCGGATAGTGGTTCTGTACCTTATATTTTAGGGTATAAACAAGTACCTCAACGTTTTGTAAGTAGATTCATAAATGATACTACATTACAGCTACAATTTGGAGCAGGAACATCTAACTCATCAGACTCAACAATATTACCTGATCCTGATAATACTCAATTAGGTAAAATACCTTACATATTTAATTCTAATTTTAACAGGGCAAATGTCTATATAGCTAGAGAATATGGTTTAGCACCATCTAATACTACTTTAACAGTAACTTATTTAGTAGGTGGAGGTATAGGTTCAAATCAACCCGCTAATACTATTACTCAAAAAGGATTTACGGTTAGTAATATTACTTTTAATAATTTTGTTTACTCATCTAACCCAACATTAGGTGATACATTATTCAACTCTTTAAGTTTCAATAACGCTCAACCATCATTAGGCGGTAGAGACGGAGATACAGTTGAAGAAATCAGACAAAACACATTAGGCGCATTCTCAGCCCAAGATCGTGTTGTAACTAAAAACGACTATACTAATAGAGTATTAAGTATGCCTAGCGATTATGGCACTATCTCTAAAGCATATGTAGATAATTCCAACCAAAAACTATCAGATGATACTATAAATTATTCTGCTTTAGATTTATATGTTCTATCATATAATGCTAATAAAAATATAACACAAGCCTCTTCAACATTGAAAACAAACCTAGTTACTTATCTAGGGAATTATAGAATGTTAACAGATGCTATTAATATTAAAAACGCATTCTATATTAATATAGGAATAAATTTTGATATTACTACAACACCTCAATCATCAAATAGAGAAGCTTTAAATGCCTGTATAGACGCTTTAAAAAATTTCTTCTCAATAGATAAATGGCAAGTAAATCAACCTATTGTATTAGCTGATATATATTCTACATTATTACAATTAAAACAAGTACAAGCAGTACATAAAGTTGAAATATATAACTTACAAGGAGGAGACTATTCTCCATATGGATATGACATAACAGGTGCTACAAGAAATAACATAATATATCCTTCTTTAGATCCTAGTATATTTGAAGTACGTTTCCCTGACAATGATATTAAAGGTAGAGTTATAACAATTTAATATACGTAATAAAAATAAAGACATATGTTTATAAGAGAGCATAAAATATTACAAAAACATAAACCTACAATACTAGAAAATGTAAAGCAGGCAAAACAATATGTTGAGCAAGGAAAGCTATCTGATGAAGATTTAAAAAAAATAATAGCAGCAGATCCAACTAAAACAAAAAAGTTTGCTGGTTGGATGGTAAAAACCCTTATAAAAGACAAACCTGATTTCGACGATCTGAGAAATACAATAGAAGAATTCAATGTATTTCTTGAAAAAGGAAAATCAAAAATAACAGATATTAATCAGTTTAAAAATTTTGATGAACTTTATAAAGAAGTAGATAGAATAAATCAATCAGGAGAAGGAACATCTGTCAAAGATCTAGAATCAGACTATGATACTGTAGTTGATAATAATGATCTATTGATTATGTCACCACATACTCATGAAGCATCTCGTAAATTAGGACTATCTTACTTCTCATTTAGAGATTGTAAAGATGGAGGAAAAGACTCTGCTTGGTGCACTACATACAAAGCACCAGATCACTTTAATGATTACTATTATAAAAATAATGTAACTTTTTATTATATAAGAGTAAAGTCTCAAGACATGATTAATCAGCTAAAACAAGAATTTCAGAAAAGATATAAACAATTAGAAGTAGTTGCATTAGCTGTATTAGATAATGGTCAAATAGATGGTTATGATGGTTTAGATAAACAAATGGATAAAAAAACTATAGATAAATTTACAGAAATAATAGGCATATCATAAATGATAAAACTAATAGACATACTAAAAGAAGAAAATAAGATCCTTATTCCAAGACGTTCTAAAGAAGAACGTCAAAAAAATTATCTTATATCTATACAAAAAAAGATCCAGCAATATATAAAAGATGGATCTAAAGGTGATTTAGATTTAGGCGGAGCTCCTATAACTTCCTTACCTAATAACTTACAAATTAATGGAACTTTAGATTTAAGCAATACTCCTATAACTTCCTTACCTAATAACTTAAAAGTTGGTAGAGATTTATATTTAAATAACACCCCTATAACTTCCTTACCTGATAATTTAAAAGTTGGTAGAGATTTAGATTTATGGGATACTAAAATAACATCTTTGCCTGATAACTTACAAGTTGATGGAATTTTAAATTTAGGCAAGACTCCTATAACTTCCTTACCTAATAATTTAAAAGTTGGTAGAGATTTAATTTTATATGGTACTAAAATAACATCTTTACCTGATAACTTAAAAGTTGATGGAATTTTAAATTTAAATAACACCCCTATAACTTCCTTACCTGATAATTTAAAAGTTAATGGAACTTTAAATTTACAAAATACTCCAATATCTAAAAAATATACTAAAGAACAAATCAAAAAAATGATAGAAGATAAAGGCGGATATGTAAAAAATAATATTTATTGTAGAAAAAAGCACATTGGTGCCAGGTTTTGTAGTAATTAATTAATAAACTAAAACTATGGACATCAACAAACTAAAAGGACACATTCCTGATTCGGTTATCGAAATGTTACCGGACACAATCACAAAATTTGAACTAAACACCTCACTTCGCTTAGCACACTTCCTAGCACAAGCAGGACATGAATCTGGTGGATTCAAAGCAGTAAATGAAAACCTAAACTATGGTGCTAAAGGTTTACGTGGCATCTTTGGAAAATATTTCCCAACAGATGAAAAAGCATTACTTTATGAGCGTAAACCAGAAAAAATAGCTAATCTAGTTTATGGTGGTAGAATGGGTAATGGCCCTGAAGCAACAGGAGATGGATATAAATTCCGCGGACGTGGATATATCCAATTAACAGGTAAAGATAACTACGTCGCATTTGGTAAAGCCATCAATGAAGATCTAACAGCCAACCCAGATCTTGTAGCTACAAAATACCCATTAGCATCTGCTGCATGGTTTTTCCATAAAAATGGACTACATAAAATAGCCGATGGTGGTGCTACAGAAGCAGTTGTAACATCTGTTACAAAACGTGTTAATGGTGGAACAATAGGTTTACCTGACCGTTTAAAACACTTTAATGAGTATTATAAATTATTAGCTTAATTTTAAATTCATAATGTATTGAAGCCTCATATAAAAAATGAGGCTTTCTATATTTATACATAGTAACTACATATTATGGCTGTATATAAAATATTTCCTGAACAGACTGCCACCCTATTTTCATTCTATCCCAATAAAAATACGGGATTAGATGAAATATTAGACATTAGTCTATATAACTCTATTAATAGCACCCCTGAAGTATCACGTGCTTTATTACAATTTCCTACATCTGAAATACAAGATGTAATAACAAATAAAGTATCAAATGCTAATTATAATGTATATTTAAAAGCATATTTAGCTAATGCTAGTGAGATTCCATTGAATTATACATTATATTGTTATCCAATATCATCAAGTTGGAATATGGGTACTGGTAGAACAGCCAATGTACCTGAAACTACTGATGGTGTAAGTTGGAGATGGAGAACAGGGTTAAGTGGTAGTGCTTGGGGAACAGGTAGCTTTGCAACAAACGTAACTGCATCTTTTGCTATTTCAAGTATAGGTGGTGGTACTTGGTACTATAATTTACAATCAACACAATCATTTACATTTGCTACTTCTAAAGATATAGGACTAGATGTAACAAATACTGTAGTATCATGGTCTAACGGTTCATTATCTAATAATGGACTTATTATAAAACATGCTAATTCTTTAGAATTCACTACAAGTTCATACTTTGAAACAAAATATTTCTCAGGAAATACTCATACTATATATCCTCCATGCTTAGAAATAAGATGGAATGATTTTATTTACAGTACTGGTTCTTTAACTACAGTAACATCTGATAAAATAGTAGCTACTTTAGGCAATAATAAAAACGAATACCAACAAGATTCAGTTCAACGTTTCCGAGTAAATGTAAGAGACAAATATCCTGCTAGGAGTTTCCAAACATCTTCAGTATATTTGAATAATAAACTATTACCTACATCTTCATATTGGTCAATAATGGATTTAGATAGTGAAGAAATAATAATAGATTATGATACTACTTATACTAAAATAAGTGCTGATTCTAATGGGAACTATTTTGATGTTTATATGAATGGTCTACAACCAGAACGTTATTATAAGGTATTAATTAAAACCATAATAAGTGGAAGTACATTAGTATTAGACGATAATTATTATTTTAAAGTAATTAGATAATGGCTGAAGTTACATCAAAAAATAATGTTGTAGGAAATGACTACAACAAAGTACTAGATACAGAATTTAAAACATTTACTGTTAGTACACCTACATCTTTAAATCAAACAACAGTTGAAGAATTCTTTCAAATATATGATGAATTATTTTATCAAATTCCTAAAGAAGGAGAAACTAATTCACACACTTATATCTTAAATAAAACAGCTGAATATTTAGGTGTCAAATTAGCAGATGATGCTTCAATTCAAGCTTTAATAGAAGAAATAGCAGGATTAAGAAGACAAATATTAGCAGATAATCAAACTATAGCAGATTTAGCTAAAATAAAGTAATATAAATGGCTCAAATAAAAATATTAGGTAATGTAAATAGTTCTAGTACTATCAATCGTTTCAATGTAAACGATATTTCTCTTATTGGAACACAAACCATAGTAACTAACTTTAACCCTGACACAGACTATATAGAGTATACTATATATGACATAGTAGGAAACTTTATAGATATAAACTATAATTATCAAAGTTATAGCTTACCTAGCAATTCTTCATATAATATTGATGGTACTTTCCCAGTATTAGAAATAAACCCAACTGCTGATTTACAGGCGTTTACAAATGTAGGTGAATTTGCTCCTCAATATTCATTTTTTAAGAGACATATTTCTGATTACATCAATAGAGATTTATTCATTAAAGAAATATCTCCTGATAGAACTGAATTAAAAATTTCATCTGTAACTTTATCTAGTGGTTCATTAGAACAACAAGCTAATGCTTTAATAGATGATAAAAATTCTGTACCTTATCTAAAAACATACTTATTAAATTTTGGTGATAACAATGTATTACCTATAACAAATATTGCTTTAGATAAGTCAAATCCTAATGAGTATTATATATTATTTAAACTATATGAACCTCTACCATCTAATATAGTAGAAAAAGATACTTTTTGGGTTGTAGAAGAAATAATAAATGCTGTAAAATTTGATGTTACTTTAGAATCACAAATTATCCCTGATCCTTTACCTCAATTAAGAGGGGCTAACTTTGATATTGAAGTAGCAGAAAAAAATACTTTACCTACTCAATATGAGTCTCATAATACTTTATTACAATTTACTGGGTCTTCATTACATGCTATATTAAATCATTTAGATCAACAATCAATACAAATAAATGTAAACTATAGTGGTAGCTTTAATGATTTTGTAAGGTTTGGTTCTGCTGAAAAACGTGTAGAAAATTTCTATGGTAAGGTAAAACAAATAGAAGACTATAATAATTTTATTACAAATTATTCTTCAAGCGTAGCCACAACTTCTAGCCTACAAACATTAATAAATCAATATTCATCTAGTATAAATGATATAGTATCAAAATTTGATGGATATGAAAGTTACCTATATTTTGAAACAGGATCAGGAACTTGGCCTAAATCAACTTCAACAGCACCTTACACACTACAATCAACAGGATCAGCAACTGCTATAACTTGGTACAACAATACGCTAGATTTAGCAATAAATTACGATGTAAATAATGCCGATAATTTAGTGTTTCTAGTACCTGAATATATTAGAATAGATGAAAATAACACACCTTATTTAACATTTATCAATATGATAGGTCATTATTTTGACAATATATGGATCTATCTAAAATCAGTTACTGATTTATATAAAAGTTATAATAATTTAGATCAAGGTGTATCTAGAGACTTAGTATATTATGCTTTACAAGATTTAGGTGTTAACATATATAACAGTAGTGAGGATGATAATTTAGGAACTTATGCTGTTGCTATAAGTGGTAGTAATGTTCCTTCTAAAGATTTAATTGCTGAATTATATAAAAGAATTTACCATAATGTTCCTTTACTATTTAAAGGTAAAGGATCAAAACGTGGTTTGCAAGAATTAGTTACTACATTTGGTATAACAGGAAGTATATTAGGAATTAAAGAATATGGTGGTAATACCAATACTGCTGCTTCTTTAATAGACTCAAATTCTAATAAAGTAAGAATAGTAAATAATACTGTATATTCATCAAGTTATTATGGAGTTACAGGTAGTGTATTATCTCCTAATATTAAATTAGCAACAGATAATCTATATATTGATTATAAAAATGATAGTGATAGAGTAGATGTTTCATTCTCACCTCAAAATCAACTTGATGTAACCATATCATCATCAGTAGCTACTCTATACCCTAGTTTTAGCATAGATGATTATATAGGAGATCCACGTACATTTAATGATGTAGAGTATACTAATTTAAATAATGTACGATACCAAGCAATATCATCATCATTTAGCTATTCATATGATATAAATGGGTTTATTCAACTTATTAAGTATTTTGATAATACTTTATTTAAAATGCTTAAAAATTATGTTCCTGCTAAAGCTAATTTAACTGAAGGTGTTACAATACGTCAACAGTCATTAGAACGTATTAAATTTAAAAGAAACGAACCTAATATAACTGAACAAACAGTATATGACGCTGAGTATAATGGTCCTACTATAACTGAAGATAATACATACTATTATGATAAATTAGGAGGAAATAAAGTAGCATTCTATGATGGTACTATACCAGGCAGCACAGTAGATTTATTTGTAAGCTACTCAGGTCAGTTTAATCCTTATATTCATCCAACATCAAGTGTAAATCAATACCAATTTGAACATACTGATTATAATGTTTTGTTAAATAATGTTTCTGCTAGTAGATTATCATTAGATAGACTAAAAGTAGAAAAACAACCATACTCTACTCAAAGTCTATTACTACCAGTAGCTTTACAAGATTCATATGAATCATTAGCTTCATATAACTTATCTAGACACGAAGGTGTAAAAATATATAGTTCAAAATATAATACTTATACTATTACAGATAAATCATATGGTAAAGCAGCCGTAATAGATAGAAATTCATATAAACTGGCCTTATTTACTGATATTAGTAGTAATACTTTCTTACCTAGCAAATATAATATTCGTTTAAAATATTTAGTAGATGCAGATGGTAATTTGACTGAATTAAACAACCAACAATTAAATTGGTTTGAAGTACAAAATACTTTTAAGAAAGGAACTAATTCTGTAATAACATTATTTGATCCTCAAAAATATGGTAACCAAAAACAAACTAATGGATCTAAATTAACATATGATAGTGGATATTCATATAATCCTATATTATTCTTCTATATAGATAAAACTACAGACGCTATATATAACTCATCAACAGAACAACGTGCTTATTTCTCATATAATGGAGATAATCCATATAAGCTATTTAAAGCCAAAAATAACATACCTGCCAAAATAAATGGATATTCTACAAATAATTACCCTTTAGTAGGAGGTAAAGTATATGATGCCTTTAATAATGCCTATGTAAATGACGGCCTATACTACACACCAGGAAGTAGTGGTACATCAACATATCCTACATATTCTTCTCCTGCTGCTGGTACATATACTTTTAATGCTGATCTTGATTTGACTATAAATTTTGGCTCATCAGGAGGCACAACATCGTTTGCTATCGATATAATAAGTGGATCTACAGTAATAGGAACACAGACCCAAACATTTAATCTAGCATATTATCTAGATAATTCAGCATTAGCTACTCAATATGGTGGATATTACACACCATCATCTACCATCCCATGGGTTTTACCTCAAAATGTTAATTTCTATAGTGGAAACACATTAAACGCCACTTTACCAGCAGGTACTACAGTTAATATATACCAATATGATTTATATAGATTAAGTGTATTAGACCAAAGATTTTTCTTCGTATATTATGGAGGAAAATACTACCAGTTCAATACCTCATATGTACCACGCTCTATACAAACATCAGCAAACTGGATACTTTATAGTAATGGTACTCAACCTCAAACAAAAAACTTTAATTTAAACGCAACTGCTAACTTAAAAGCAAACGATAAAGTAGAATTTAGATTTTACTTAGCATCGTCTACAACTAGTAACTATACAGCCTCAATGAATGAAGGACTTTTACAAGTATATTTACCAAAAAACCAAACAGGACTTTATCCTTACGCTACAGCAGCATTTAACCAATTTATACTAACAACATCAGGAGCAGATACTTTCTATCTTGATCCTGACATATCAAATTTTTATAACTTCATCTACATGCCATCAGGCTCAACAACTCTATATAATACGTCTGATGATACTACAGGAAATGATTATCCATTTGCTCCTAAAGCAGGTGATATAATGTATTTTAATTGTAATAATTACGATTATGAATTTACTATAACAGAAGTAAGTAATACAGATACTACTATTAATTATATGAAGGTAACTCCTACTATTCCTAGTGGGTTTGTAAATTTACTTTATAGTACTCCTAAATCATACTTTGCATTATTATCTAGAGTAGAAGATGAAACTAATGCTGTTCTAAAATTCAATAAAAAAGAAGGACAAGTATCATATGGACTTCTAATACCTAGTGATATAGATTCAACAGTATTATCAAATATCAATACTATAACTGAAAAAGTAAAACAAAGACTAATAGGTGACCAATCAATAATCTCACAAGTAGGTGGAGGAACTTTCTAATTTTCATATATTTATAAACATAAAACAATGCTAAAAACATGGCAATTTTAAATAATTCAGTAATAACAGTAGATGCGGTTCTAACTACAAAAGGCCGCGAGTTACTAGCACGTAACGACGGATCATTCCAAATAACACAATTTGCATTAGCCGATGATGAAATTGATTATACATTATATAATCCAAACCACCCATCAGGATCTGCATATTTTGGTGAGGCAATAGAAAATACACCTGTATTAGAAGCTATTCCTAACGAATCACAAATAATGCGTTATAAATTAGTAACTTTACCTCGTGGTACTTCTAAATTACCTGTTATATCATTAGGATATAGCACAATAATACTAAAACAAGGTGCTTCAATTACTATTACACCTCAAACATTGAATTATTTAGGTGCTACAAGCACATTCGAAGCTAATGGATATGTAGCTACTGTATCTGATGGTAGATTACTATCAACATTTACAGGAACTGGTATTAGTGGTGCACAAGTAGGTACAGCTGGTTTAAATACAACAACAGGTACTGTATTATCAATAACTCAAATAGGTACAGCATTTACATTAACAGGTACTACAATTAACACGTTGTTCCCTCAAGGAGCATCAACAACACCTGGAACTACATTATCTACTACAATTACTGTAATAGGTAGAGATAGCGGTGCTAGAATCACTATTCCTTTAAACATACAAAAAGTATAATATAATATATGTCATTTTCAAGATACGCAACAGACGACTCAGTAATCAGTTCAGAGGCCGTAGTAACGGGGATGTGGACAGGTAATAATAACCAACTAACATCATTCTTCACTGCATCTTTAACATCACCAGCAAAAGAATACTGGGTTGATGTTTACAATACCGGCTCAACACAATCAGGCTCATCTGTTCAATTTTCAATTCAATATGGACACGTGAATGGATCTGGTTCAGCATATATTAATCCTTCAGTGGCAAGTTATTCTCCTACACGTGTTGTTTATGGAGAATACAGAAACTTAGTATTCGGTACTGAAACACAAAATTTCCAAATAAATAGTTCAACTCAAGATATATTCATTATTAACCTAGCTAGAGCTAGATATAAAGAAAGTGTATATCCTGGTTCTCTATTATTAGCATTAAGTGGTAGTGGTGGTTTAAAGTATTTCATGGATGATAGTGCTACTGCTACAACTACCAATTTTATAGGTGAAAACATATATTATAATGTATATGAAACTGGATCTAATACTAATGTAGGTTATTTATTTCCTAATTTAGATATTATAATTTTAGATCCTAGTTTATTAAATAACTTAGGTGTATGTGCTTTACCTACTAGAACGGCTAATACTAACTCTACTAACGCATTATTATTGTTTAATTCGATCAAATTAGGAGCTAATTTTACATTACAATCTCAAGAAACTATATCATCACGTTATTTCTTTACACGTATAAAAAATAGCGAATTCAATTATACAACTAATCCATCTATTATAGACAGCAATGGTAATTTACTCTATAATAGTTTAGTAAATAACCCTCAAACATACATTACGACTGTAGGTATGTATAATGATAACAATGAACTATTAGCAGTGGCTAAATTATCAAAACCGTTAGTAAAAGACTTTACTAAAGAGGCATTAGTTAGAATTAAGTTGGATTACTAAAATGTTATTTAACGAATGTCATCATTTAAACGAGTAAACCCTGCTGACCAATTTCAGGATACTATAATAGCTAATAAGCGATGGACAGGAACGTATAGTTCCTATCCTTATAGTGATGACTATATAAAAGTCTATACAGGTCAAAACATACCTGGACCTTTCAATATAAGTAGCCTCCAAAGCCAAAGTGTCTATTACAAATCAGAATATGATAAAATAAATCATTTATTCTATCAAGATTACACTACTGGATTAAACACGCAACAAAGAACAGTCTATTCATTAAATTATGAATCGGCTTCCGCTACTAGAGCAACAGCATCAAGTTTTGTATATAATGAAAATCCTTTATTTTATACCGAATTTTCTGTTAATCCTAATGATACTATAAAAACTATATATATTAGCCAAAGCATATATGGTAATAGTATTTTACCGGGATCTACGATAATATCATCTTCTGATTATTATATATTAGATGATGGTAATGGTAATTTATTTGATTTTAAATATGTCTTATCGGGTATTAACTTAAGATATGTTTCAGCTAGTTATGTAGATTATAATTATGTTAAAGAATATATAGCATCTAGTGGTAGTGGATATTTTGTAGGTAATATGTTTTATTCTTTTGGTCTAGCTGTAATAACTGACCAACTTTACCAAAAATATTTCCCCATATCAGCTTCTAATCCTCTTAGTATATCATTTCAAAATGAATACCCTGTATATGAAAATTATATTTACTGTAAAACAAAAGCGGGAGAATTTAATTTAACATATAACCCAACTTTAACTCCTGGAACCGGTAGCCAAATATATGATTTTGCTACAGGATCTTTAGCATCAGGGTCATACTTTACTCCTTATGCTACATCCATAGGATTATATAATGACAACAATGAATTATTAATGATTGCTAAATTAGGTCAACCAATACCTATCTCAGCAACAACAGATATGACTTTTATAATACGTTATGACACATAAGTGGAAATACTGGGATACTTTCAACCCAGATGAATGGTTTGGTTTTATTTACAAAATTACTAACTTGGAAAGTGGTAGGTTTTATATAGGTAAAAAGGTTTTTAAATACAATAAAAAACATAAACTTACTAAAACACAATTATCCGAACAAACAGGTCGTGGTCGTCGTTCTACACACGAAACAATCCAAGTTGAAAGTGATTGGAAAACATATTGGGGCTCAAATAAAGAACTCCAAGCAGATGTTAAAACATTAGGTAAAGATAAATTTGAATGTCTAATATTAAAACTATGCAAAACCAAAAAACAATTAACATATTGGGAAATACACCACCAGTGTGTTAATGAATGTATAGTTTCTCCTCGATTTACATACAACGATAATATACTAGGTAAATTCTTCTCAAAAGATTTGGTAGATTAAAACAAAAGTATTATCTTTAAAGATATGGATAATGCTATCTTACTGAATTTATTAGAAAATGTTTTAGGTAAAGGTACTCCTACTTCTAAGGGTAACTATTCATTTAAATGCCCTTTATGTAATCACCATAAAAACAAATTAGAAATAAATTTAAATACTAACGAAAAAAGTGAAAATCCATGGCATTGTTGGGTATGTAACGCTAAAGGTAAAAAAATTATTAATTTATTTAAAGCGATAAAAACATCACCTGATAAAATACATGAATTAAAGTTAATTATTCATCCTGGTAAAACAGTTGAATATATTAATGAAGATATAAAATTTCCTGAAGAATTTATTTCGTTAATTGATATTTCGTCTTTAGATAAAGTAACTTCTTTAGAAGCAAAACGTGCTATAAATTTCCTAAAAAAACGAGGGGTTAATCATGATGATATTATCAAATACAATATAGGATTTTGTGATAAGGGAAAATATAATGGGAGAGTAATAGTACCTTCATATGATGAAAGAAGTAACTTAAACTATTTTATAGCCCGTTCTTATAATGATGATACTTCTAGAAAATATAAAAATCCACCTGTATCTAATAAAGTAATAGGGTGGGAATTATATATTAACTGGGATGCACCTATAATATTATGTGAAGGTATATTTGATGCTTTAACAATTAAACGCAATGTAATCCCATTATTTGGTAAAGTAATAAATGAAACCCTGATGGCTAAACTAGTCAGTTCAGATGTTGATAAAATATATATAGCTCTTGATAAAGACGCTATTAAAGATGCCCTAAAACATTGCCAAACATTATTAGACTACGGTAAAGAAGTATATCTAGTTGAATTAGATGGTAAAGACGCTAATGAAATGGGATTTAAACATTTCCTAGAAGTACTTGAAAACACACCAATACTAACATTCTCAGAATTAATACATAAAAAATTAGATATAATATGATAGATAAAAATTCAAATATATTAAAAGACCCCAAAATAAAGCGCATTGTAGAGTATAGTGCTGATAATAAACAGATAAACATATTAGATCAGCGATTTTATAGACGTAATGAAAAATATTATCCTTCTGTATCTACTATATTAAATTATTTCCCTAAAAACCAATTTTTTCACAGTTGGTTAAAAGATGTAGGACATAATAGTGATATAATAGCTCAAAAAGCCGCTTGGGAAGGTACACAAGTACACAATACTATTGAAGCATTCTTAAATAATGAAGAAATAAATTGGATAGATGAATATGGAGCAGCTAAATATCCTTTAGATGTATGGAAGATGATACTAAAATTTGCCGAATTCTGGAATACACATAAACCCGAACTAATAGCAAGCGAATACCACTTATTCTCAGACCAATATGAATATGCTGGGACTGCGGATTTAGTTGTTAAACTTAATGATAAATTATGGTTACTCGATATAAAAACATCAAATTCCATACATACTTCATATAGTTTACAGTTAGCAGCATATGCAACAGCATGGAATGAAACACACGATGAACACATTACTGATACTGGAATATTATGGTTAAAAGCATCTACTCGTGGTGAAGGTAAAAATGGTAAAATACAAGGTAAAGGATGGGAACTAAAGACAATTAGTAATATTGATATTAATTTTAAAATGTTCCAAAATGTACACGAATTGTACAAACTTGAAAATCCCGATGATAAACCATATACAGATTCATTACCTACATCAATCAAATTAAGTATATAAATATTTATTACTATAACGTAATATTATGGATAATAATGTTTTTTCAAAAGAATGGTGGAG